CTTCTTAGATTTAGGATTAGTAGAAGTTGTATCAGCAATGGATAGATTAACGACATTTTTCAAATCACTCATAAGTTTCTTTTCAATGGCATCTCTTAGAGGATCATAGTCATTGTAACCAAAATCTTCTCCTCTTTCTAATGCATCGGATTTATAAACGAATAAACCATTACGAAATTCTGATTTACTATTAACTGGAACTCCAATCAATTCCTCCAATGACCTCATAAGCTTTTCATCGGGGTCAGAGATTTCACCAGTAATATCATCAATAATTTTCTCCTTTTTACAAAATGCTGTGCTATTCTCCATATACCTTCCGAAAAGAGCCTGTGCTTGATCTTCATATGCATAAATAAAAGCCATATTAACAGCCTTCTTTGCAACTTCTTTATACTCACAGTTCACGGAATCTTTATCACTAATAAGCAAATTGATATATTTTTCCTTTTCTTCATCGGTAATACCTATTTGATGTTCAAAGTTTTGTCTCAAGGTTCTTATGACATCTATAGGATTGATGCACTTTTTATCTTCCTTCATACCAAGAGCAATATCCAGAGCGTTAATAATAAACCTTGGGTCTATACCAGTCATACCTTCATCCATGCCTTTACCTTCTTCTTTTAAGGTCTTGACATCTATCTCGGTTTTCTTAAATTCTTCTGTAATCTCACCATTATATATTTTCATCTTTTCAATAATACTACTAACCTTTTTAGATGGTTTTAATCTTGAAAGAACTGCAAATTGAGCAGCAACCTTTAGAGCATTAGGAGCAATATGAATATCCTTAAAATCAGATTCTTTAATCATCTTCTTATAAATCTTAATTTCATCATCCACTATTAAGTTTAAAGGTACCTTGATAGGATACATCCTGGAATGTAACGCCTCATTCTTTTTATCAGCCTTAAAAATATCATACTCTGTTTGATTCGTGTGTGCTAGGATAAATGTATCAATATACATCTGAGGGAATCCAGGAGACTTAATAACTTGTTCCTGTGCTAATGATATCAATACATACTGAAGTTTAATGTCAGTTTTTAATAACTCAATCATTTCAACCATACCACCATTAGCGACCTGTAATTCTCCATTAAATTCAAAACCTCTTGGATCGGTTTCTCCATAACGGGAAAGTTTAGCCATATTAGGTCTACCAATAAGCTCACTAACATCTTGACTATTATGGTTTATAAACCCATTAGCACAAAAGGAATTAGTGGACGGAACTGTAAGATCGTACACTTGATCGAAACCAGCATCAGTTATATCTACAATAGGTAACCAAACAGTATCATTATCACCACAAATATTTCTAAGTTCTAATATTACTTCACTAGATCTATTCAATATTTTTTCTGATTCGTTACAGAAAGCTAATACTGTACTTCTTCTCGGTCTTTTTTTAGTTATGGGATATTGATATCTTTCATATTTCTTCAGTTCGGTTTTATATATAGGACCAACATTCTTTCTTATGTCATTCATAACTTCTCTAAATAACGGAGAGACATTAGGAATAACATCCCAATTGGACCTATCCTTCTTACCTATAAAATCACCATTATCAGTCTTTTTATTCTTCAAGGATGGTATCAATTCTAAAAGATCCAAAACAGTATCACCAGTTACAGTTACGGTATAGCATAAATTATTATTGTAGTTCATGATACCAGCATCAAGACATGATATAATACCAAGGTTTAATAACATTAGATGTACTTGTTTTGCTAGTTCCTTAGATACTGAAGCATATTTGAACCTATTACTCTTTACCTTTTTTCTTGTTGAAATAGTACCGTCACCCCAGAATAAACCATCCAAAAAGGATAGAATACTTACCTTATCGGATTTCCTTATACATAAAGGAACATGTTTGTTGTAAGCACCTTTCTTCATATCTAATACATCTAAGAAAAAGGTAGTCAACATTTCAGAAGATATGGATACTGAAAAAATATTTGTTCTTTCATATACTTTAGGTTTAACATTGAACACTTTCTCAAAACAAAGATTGAAATCATCTACAAGATCTTTGTTAGTGTTTGTAAACCATATATCTCTTTTACAAATACTACCGTCGGCTACAAGATAACCCATTACCTTTGCTAATTCTGGTGTCATTTTTGTGGGTTTAGTAGATTCTACATATATACTGGCTGGAGGAGATCCATTATAATTAAAATCATCAAGAATGTTATCATTACCAAATAACATGGAACCTTTTTTAATGCTTACATAATCACCTTCTTTTAGATTTGAAGTCTCTTTCCATATTACATTACCGTCTTCTAATACTAATAGTGGATGAACATCTGTGCATTCAATCTCATATCCAAACATTGTTTTGATCTTATTAATATGTTGTATGCCATTGTTAAAGAATTTTGATGTTCGTTCAACACCTTCGATACCATCAACGGTTATTTCAAGGTCTTTAAATTCCTCAACATTAGACTTCACCCTTTCTTGTAATTCTTCAAAGGATAACATACCATTATCACAAAACAATACAGTATCCCACTTAACACATTTAGGATCTGATGGTGAAAATGTACCAATACCACATCTTCTTTGTTCAGAATAATAAGAAGAAACAACCGGTATCTTTTCCCATGATACTACACCATCTTCAGTATAATTTTCATCAATCATTTTTTGGCACATAGGACAAGGAACACCCTCAATCTTTATACCTAATTGATCTTCCCAATAAGGTCTATCAGCATGAGGTATAACATGTAGTGGTTCTTCACCAATACCAATAGGACATCCTTTAATAACGTATTTCGGAGTTTTATCATTTTCTAATCCCCTCTTTAATGCTGTGGCTATAGTACTTTTACCAGAAGCAGTAGGACCAACAAGAATAAGAATCCTTTTACCAGTTTCAGTTCTACGAGCGGCTGCTTTGAGCCATTTAACGATATCATGAATAGGCTCTTTAGTACCATAGATAATATCATCAAAGAATTTATAGGATACTAAATCATCATAACCTCTTGTCTTTAATGATTGATCTACTTCTTCTGTACCTCTTCCTTCAACAGTATTATAAATTCTACCAGATGCAAAATCAACTATATTAGGATTCTCTTTAATTAGATAAAGATAATCTAACACTGTACCTTCCCATTCTTCTACTTCTTTACCTTCTTTCTGGCTCAAAATAATGTCTCTAAAATCACTCATGTTTGTTCTCCTCTTTTAGTTTATCCATATTATTATTTTTTAAAGCCTTTAAAACACTTTCACGATCAGTTAAAATGATATTTTGACTTCCTATATTTGGTTTTTTCAAGTTTTGAACTTTATAATCAAGTTCTGACTCCTTTAATTCTACCATACGATTTTTTAATTGTAAATAGTCATTATTATACACAGTAGATTGAATTTGAGAGACAGCATTGGTAACACTATCCATAGTTTTCGCTGCAACTTCAACAAGCCTGGCACTAAAGTTACCATTCGCCAATTCATCTTCAACTTGGTCTAATATACGATTAGCACGGTCAATATTATCCTTTATTATAGAATCAGGATCTTCACCTTCTTCTTTAAATATAGATACTGATGAAGGCTGATTCTCTATATTCTCTAAATCAAATTCCTCTGCTAATCCTTCCCTATTAAGTTCACTCATTTTCTTTCTCTCATAGGTATGTCTATAATTGAAGAAATTTGATTAATAAGCGCACCGGCTTCTGCTTCCGTTAAAGTAATTGTTAATAGATTTATAATTATATCCATTTCATATTTTTCTACGGCCATACCTCCAGCACTACAACAACGGACCCATTTAGCCTTAATATTTTTCATTTATCCCCCTTACAAGTATTTATATTATACTGTATTTTCATATATTTGTAAACTAACAAAAATTAGCCAATTCCCCTGTACTACATCCAGGTATTTGATGGGCCTTTTCATGACAATCAACACATAAAGTAATCCCATTATCTACATCGGCTGATTCTAATGGGTATAATTTTACAGGATTGATATGATGGGCAATAAGAGAAACTTTTGTTTTACCACATTTCTGACAGGTATAATCATCTCTTTCAAGGACCATTTTACGCCATTCGGGTTGCATATGTCGAGGTTCATTCCACCAAGGGTCACGCCCTGCTCTTATGGCATCATTATGTATTAGGACTTCAGGCTTCTTCCCATATATAGAACAAGAGTTTTTACAATTTTCGGAACAATAAAGGTTACATTCACCTTTTGATTGACCTTTAAGTGCTTGTACTCTATTACTAACATCAAGAGTATTAAGAACATACCATTCATCACATTTTTTACACCTAACTTCTAATATTTCCCTATTTTCCTTATTCCTTCTTACTTCTTCACACCATTCTAATTGAAAGGCATAGGTGTCATAAAAAACATAACCTTCTATGTTTCTTTTCCATAGTGTTATAGTTGTTTCCATAATACTACCATCAGGACACATTACTTTAAACTTATTACCCACTTCTTCATATTCCTCTTTCGAAGTTAGTAATTCGTGACCCGGAACAGATTTTATGAGTTTCTGTACTTCCTTATATGGCGTTTTATTCCATATTTTTTTTCTTCTTGTTCCGTCATCCTTATCCCATGCTTTTTTAGTGGCTTTGGATAATAGTTTACCCATTTCCTTCCTAAAACTCTCACTTTTCCACATTTCTTTAGATGCTTTTGCTTGCTTTTCTTTAACATCTTTTCTGTTAGCGGTATGTTTGTTTCTACAACTTCTACAAAACTTACCGCTATTTTGTCTTAGGTAATTTTGGTATGATTGTGTTACTTCTTTTTTACATACATTACAAGCAAAGATTATTTTTTTATGAGAACCTTTGGTTAATATACTAACATCTCCTCCATCTTCTCTTCTTATTCCCATTTATAAATTCTCCTTAAAAATTACATATCTTCTCATTAGTCCTATTTATACATTTTACAATATTTTTTAGAGAATGTAAATAGCATAAAAAAACCCCTCCCGAAGGAGAGGTTTGGTTAATGTTAAACACCCGAAAGTGTTGAAAAATTTATGAAGGCATGCCTGTGATTCGAACCTTTTGGTAATAATTAGCTGCACCAAATAAATGATTGTGCACGGCATATCTTGACATCAATCCGACTGTTGGATTAAAGGAATCTTCAAATGTTGCCCTTGCAGGTAGTAATTGAATATATGGTAAGTAAATGATACCTGCGTCATACTCACTTGGTCCCTTATATCCTACTGTATACTGTTGTACTGTTTCAGTATAGAAGGTATCTCTATAAACGGTCATCTTACCATCAAGGGAACCTACTCTTGCTACACCTGTAACACCTGAATTAACACTAGAGTTAACTGGGGCTACTGTAAATGCTGAAAGTGCTTCAAAGGCTGCACACAAGATTGGTGATGTTATAACGAAGTTACCTGAACCACGTCTTGTATTAACAGCGATAGTATTAGCCTTTCTAATCATTTGGTTATAAAGTGAACGATATCTTTCATGCTCCCACCTACCATCGTAATCTGTGCTTGTGGTCCATGTATACTCGGTAAGAACTGCTACATCATCAACCGCTTGTACGATTTCACGATCAATTTCAGCTGTTATCTCATAAGCCAGAACGTCCATCATTTCCTCTTCGATATCAAGACCATGCATCGCTTTAATATCTTGAGCAACTTCTAAGGACCAACGGCTTCTCAATTTACGAGTGTTGGCTTCAATCTCTGATTTCTCGATTGTCATATTGACTTCACGAATATGGAGACCCGAACCTCTACCGATACCGATATCACTACCAACACCAGAACCTAACTTAGAACCCCAAACTTCTGCGGATACGGTTGTTGCTGCTGTACCGGAAGGATTGGTGCCTGTTCTGGATGAATAACTGTTGTTTACACGGTTGTATCCAACTTCATAATTTACTCCACCTGTTGGTACTCCAGCATCCGGATTACCATAATCACTATCACCTCTGAATCTTAAAGCAAATGCCAAACCAACTGGGCCAGTCATTGGCTGTACACCAACGATACTATGAGCAATAAGTTCCGGGAAAGTTCTCCTTACCATAGGAACTGCTATTTTTTGAAACATAGCATTTGTGCTACCGTATGTAGGAGCACTTGTACCCATTTGACCACCCATATAGGATGACGATTCATTGGTTTCATTGTGCTGATTCTCAAGCATAATAGCTGTTGCTTTCTTAATTTTTTCATTTCCGAATTGAGTACCTTCATCAAGGATTGGTTTCCATTTTTTCATCAATTCATCAATATTATATTGTTTTACCATTTCTTAATTTCCTCCTTTTATTTTAAACTTTTCCTTCTTGTAAGGTTGTAAGGTACCCTTTCAAATAAGAATCGAATGGACTTCCATCTTCATTTAGATTCTCTTTCTTATTATCTATTTCAGACATACCCTTACCCTCATCTTTCTTTACTTCTTCTTCCTCTTCTTCTTCTTCTTCACCATCATCTTTTTTTACTTTCTTTTTCTTATCGTCCTCTTCTTCTTCTTCTTCTTCCTCTTGCTCCGCTACTGTACCAAGAATAACCTTGAATTTTCTGTCAATTTCTTCTTTATCAGTAACACCTTCCAGAATATCAAGTACATGAGATTTTTGAGACTCTGTAAGACCATCACATTTCTTTCTCAAATATAATGCTGATGCTAAGTCTTGAGCATCTTTTTGTAATTCAAGCTCTGAGGATGTCTTTTCGTCAACCTCTTCACGAAGTTTAAGAATTTCCTCTTTAGCTTCTCTCAAAAGGTTCTTTACCTCTTTGTCCAAAAGACCTTCATCAATTGCTAATCTTGTTTTGAATTGTTCGATAAGATCTGAATACAACTCACCTTTACGAGCAAATTCTACGATTTTTTCAGGAATGGTCATTTCTTCATCAAGTACTGTATCAACAAAATTACTAAACTTACTAGTAATATCATTTTTATATTCCTCAAATTTTTCCTCATACTCTTCGATAAGTTGATTCTTTTCCTCTTTCAACTTACCCTCAGATAATTCAGAAGCTTTGACCTCTATAATATCCTGAAGTTTTTCCTTAATTTGTGTTTGGGTATCTTCATTTAGTTTTTCAGCACCCAAAAGTTCTAAAATTTTATCCATAGAAAATTAAACCTCCTTGTTTATATTTATATTCTTCTTATATTTATACTATAGTGTTTATTTTATTTACTTTTAAGGAAAGGTAGTGATAGTAAGAGATCGAACAACTATTTTCTACTCAATATAATTAACATGACCTTCTATATAAGAAACTTTAGGAAACTTAACGGATCTCAATTTTGAAGAGTATTTATCTATCATTTTCATAATTTCCTCTTCAAATTTAGCATCGACAACTAAAAGTAATTGTAACCCTACTTGTCTTCCAGGTGGTATTTTACCTTGTATTTTCTTTTTACCTAAATAAGTTGTCGTTCCTCCAAATTTTCTTTCATTTAGATGTTTATTAATCTTTTCATCTATTCTTGTCATAGTTACATCTCCTTTGATATTTTCTCTATCACAGACCATAGATGCTTTTCATAAACTTTTTGAGCCTCATTTATAGAAGGTTGTTTCATAGGACAGCAAAAATCTTGTCCTTCTAAAATACCGTCAACCCAGCTAGGCGAATTGCTTGGATCTGTAACTAAATCCCACGTTAATAATCTGTAATCTTCATTAACGTATCCATCCTCGGAAACTGTACCAAGACCTCTACTGGAAATACCAAGTTTACCCTCTTTAACTAAGGTTCTTGCTATTTTACCCATAGGTGTATCAAGTATTTTGGCTCTACCATAAACATCATTATTCTTCCATTCTAAGGATTCAACTAAATGTGATATCCTTTCTGGATTGATTTCTGGGTTAGAAGGATGAGAAAGCTCTCCCCATAAGCAACGATTCTTCATTTTCTCTTCTACTTTAGTTACTTCCCTCTCTAATATACCCTTCTTATATTTCCTCTTATTGTTATTCTCAATCTCAGCACTTGAAAATATACCAACAATATACATATTTTTGTTCTTGTTTTCAAGCAATTCAACGTCATAACTTGTTTCAGTGATTAGTAATGCCATGTTACCTCCAATATAGTTATTTCATTTCTCCTTCATCATCCATATCCCCCGACGATTTAACACTTTGTATCTTCATTCCAGGAACCTTAACACTTTTAAGCTTTTTGAGTAAAGGATTCATCATTTTTTCAGCAGCATCAAAGTCTACACCGTCTACATCTGTAGGTACATTATCAATCATTACAAAAATATCTATTCCTGCAGAAACTTTATTACCACCTTTCTTTTCTTCCAGCATATCTTCATAAATCTCATTCAGTTTATCTTCAGTTTGCATAATATTACTCCTCTTCTGAATCATTTTCTTCAGGCGGACTACCCCAATCTTTCAGCCCGAGTTTGTCCTTTAAAAACTTGTCTCTGGTAGCCCTAATCTCACCACCCAAAGAATCTTTCGCGTCCATATAGCTATCATTTTCAAATTTGTCCAAAGCATCCTTAATCTTTTCTTGATCTATACCCATTTTAAAAACCTCCTCTATCTATTTATACTTCTATTTATATTTTTGTTACTTTTTAATATCCTTTATCTTCTGCTTTAACCAAACCCAGCTCCTTATCCTTGCGAAATCCGGCCACGTTCTCTTTTATCGTATCCATGTCCCAATGTAAGTAACGATGCATCGCAAAACTTTTACTTATCTCCTCCCTGTCTGCTAAAGCATTATAGTTATCAAACTCTGTAGCAAGAAATGCTTGGTCTGTTTGTTCTTTATAATGTGATGGAGAGTTTAATGTGATCTCTATATTCTCTCTTGTAAGACTATATTGCTCCTTTAGTCCCTTAAACTCCATATGTAATAGAAATGTGTCTAATAAACTGTCACATATTCTTTTTTGTTGCCTTTCTAAAAACCTTGCCCATTTAACTTCATCTCTGGATATTTCAGCTACTTGACTACCACCAAATAATGAATCAGCTTCCCTTTTCTCTTGTCCCGCAGAAACTCTAGAAAGAGGATACTTGAGAGCCCTATAAAGCTTACGAGCAAAATAATACAAATCGTCCAGCTCCGTGAATCCGGCACTATTACCACCAACTGTTTCTATTTGGCTCCCTCTACCATCAGATGATTGAGGGAGATAAAAATTTTCCAAAATACTTAACACTTCTGGTTCTTGTGATAGTCTACCTGTAGTGGAATCGTAAGATTGCTTCTTGGTCATTTTATCTTTAACTTTCTCTACGAATTTCATTGCCTTATCCATTGGCATAGCCCCTGTATCGATACGAAATACAAATCTTTCAGGTGCCCTTACAATACGATATATAATAACAGATGTTTCAAGAAGTTTTAATTGGTTATATGGTATCCTTGCTTTATCAAGATATCCGAGAATTTCATACTTGTTATTACCATATACACCATAATTTATAAAACTTATTTGGTTAGGATCAAATACAACGATTTCTTTTGATTCTTCTGCTTCTTGTAATGTATTTGGTCTCTTTGGTCTATCAGTTAAGTATTGGAAGTATTTAAGCACATTTCCCGTAATAGGATCAATAAAATAATCCATTGATTCTGTAGGAAGTTTTTTAAGGTTTAGGATACCTTCTTTGGGATGAGCTGTATCAATGATTCTTTCATAAAACACTCTACCATCAATATAATAGGTTCTGAAGATGTCCCATAGTTTAGTATTTATATCAAGTTTTTCATAGAATAGTTTTTTAAATTCATCATCTATATTGCCTATTATGTTTTCATTCTCTTTGAGTTTAGCATCCTTTATATTTAATTTTAAGGTTTCTCCGGTCTCGTCTTCTTGTGTTGATTCATTGGTGGCGTCTTCTATAACATCAGCAATTTCACTCATACTAGCCATTGAACGATACTCATTTATCCTCATAAGTTCATTTTCAAAAGCTTTGTTGATATATCTTTGATAGAAGGTATTAAAGGAACTTAAACCTATATTACCGAATCCTTGAATAAGTTGAAGGTCTTCTGCTCCTTCACCTGATGTTTTCTTTACTTTAGCTGGTGTAAGGAATTTTTCACCCTTTCCATGAAACGCACGTAGTTCCTCATCTAATCTATCATCTTCATTACTTTTCTTAAAATTATACCAAGCCATTTACTATACACTCCTTTTATCTGAAAAATCCTATAAACCATTTTTTGAACCTAAACCATAAACCACTTCTATACTTATCTATATTATCATTGAGTTCTTTAAGTTTTTTAAAGAAATTAATATCGCTTGTTTGATCAAAATCGGCATCAATAAAAGATTGGTAAGGTAATCCTGCTAATTCCTGCTTTGACCAAGGATCATTAGGATGAGTTCTCCAGAAACAATTATTAGACATTCTCATTTGAGGATACAACCAATATCCATCATTAGAAGCAGACTTAATATACTTCTTAATCAGCCTCAAGTAATCTTTGGCAGTAAAGTGTTCCATCCATACACCACTTGAATTTAAAATGGTTACATCATGACCAAATTTCATATTGAACGTATACTTTAGTATTCTATATACATTCCAACCACCTAAGTAAGTATGTTCATTATACCACCAATCACTTATACTCCATAGATAAGGATTGATACAAGGAAATTGATATAAAGAAATTTCTCCGAGAATTTCTTGCATAAGCTCTACATTTTTCATACGTTGATCATGTTCAGAAAGACCTTTACACTTATCACATCTACATATAGCTTCATCTTGCCACTCATCATAATAAGGAATAACTCCTTCATGACCTTTGCCGTAAGATTCAAAATCTATTGCAATACCTGTACAAGAAGTATATTTTTTATGCAATTCTAATGAAAATCTTAACTTATCTTTTATGTAATCTCTATTTAAAGGGCATGGTGTATATTTCTGATAATTTTTACCATCATAAAATTGCTGTCCTTCTGGAACAATAGTATTAAGCCCAACCCATGATACAACAGGAATGAGAGTGACTTTCCCATTGTACCTCTGGAAAAGATTATCAATATCTTCCTCTGTAACATTATGGTAAGTCAATACAAGTAAGGTATCAATCCCTGCTTCGATTGCTTTATCTATGTAATCATAATCAGGCCATATCACATACATTGTTTTTGTAAACTCAGACATATCATTTTCCCCCTATTACCCACCTCTTAAATTTAAACCACCAACTACCTCTCCACTTATCAGCATTATCATTCAATTCCGTTAAAGCATTAAGGTCTATCTGTTCGTCTGGATATATGCAATAGCCATCAGTCATAACGGACTTTATTGCTTTCTTTACCATACTGAATTTTACAACACTCATATTTTTTATTGATATATTCCTTTTCCCCATTGTCCGTATGTACTGATATATATTTCTATAAGACCTCCATTTATTGGTATATGTGTTCTCATTTATCCAATAGTCGCTTATAGTCCATAGGAAAGGATTCACATATGGTAAAGAGTATAATGACATACCTTTTAATGATTCATTTATTATTTCCATGTTCCTTATTTTTTGTTGTAGGCCTGTTAGTTCTTTACACCTACTACATTCACACTTATTATCTTCTGTACTCCAATCCTCATCAACCTCATAGTTCTTAAAGTTGATACAAACAGAACTACATAATCCATCAGCATATAGGTCCAATGAAAATTCCAATAACTTACGGATCATGTTGATGTTAGTTGGACAGACTATGTAATGATAATATTTTCCATTAGAAAGAAATTGATCTTGTGTCTGTATTCTTTTACCTGGTTGAGTATAAAACACAAAAGGAACAAGATTGACCTTAGTGTAATATTCATCAAATAGGAATTTCAGTTCTTCTTTTGTATTACCAGCATTAAGATTGAGGAATATAGTGTCAATTCCAGAATCTATAGAACTGATTATCTGTTCTTCTGATGGTTGTTTAAGGTATACTGATTTTATGAACATTTTAAATTGTCACCCTTATACAAATCTTTGCATATCTTTAACTTTCTTTACGATATTATTCAATGTTTTTCCTGCTTGTGAAAAATTACCATAACCATAGGCCTTTTCAAAATCATCTAACCATTTCTTTATACCTTTAACAGAATCACCAACATCATCAACCTCATTAGATGGATTATTTGCATTTTTTCGTTCATTCAAATGCTTGTCAATCTTCTCTTGTATGTTTGTCATTTCTTTTTCCCCTTTTTATAGTTGACTGGCTTGATTTTTTCATAACGAGCCGTTGGTTTTTCAAGACCACTTATCATAGTATATACATTTATTCTACCATTTCTTGATTCATCTGAATATATACCTCTATGCACTTTAGCATTACCTGTAAATGCAGCAATGGTGTCAAAACCAAATTCGATATTGTTCATAAGACCCTCTATGGTTTCAAATTCTTGTTCACCACCCACAACGACACAAGCAACTGCTTTAGCTCGTTCTAAATCAAAATTGGATGCTAGTAATGTCTTAGATAAATTTTTCTTTAACGCTTCTGATATACTGGTCTTAGATTCAAAATTACGAACTGTAGAGGTACCCATTACCATATGTCCTCCCACCTCTAACACTGATTGAAAGTCTGTAGAATCAAATGAAATATAATTAGAGCTTTCAATGGAAATTGTATTGAAAATATGTAAAAGTTGTGCGATTGAACGATTAATTGTTGGAAAAAATTGTTTAACAGTAAGTTTCCTATATAATTTTTGAACCTTTTCGTTATCAATAATAATTAACGGAGATATGTTTTCTAAATCAGCTAATGTACTAATTTGAGATCCAACAGTATATGCATTTCCTCCAATAAGAGGTGAAGATGCTTCACCTCCTGTTGGAAGTGTAATAATAGCACCAACCTTTTTATCCGCATCAGATACATCTAAATATTTTATATATTTTTTAGCCATTTCAATAATTGTTAATAAACTTCCACCCCCTGTTCCTCCTCCTGCACCCACGCAACAAAATATATGATCAACAGTACCAAATAATTCCCTCATTTTATTATAAATTTTTTCTTTATTTGAATCTATTGTCCGTCTTGCTAATTCCATATCTTTACCAGCCCCACCTCCACCTGACATTTCTTCTAATTGAATAAGCATTTTATTTGGAACAGTTATATTTTCCAAATCTTGTTGAGCGGTATTTATAACAAAACATTTTTTATATCCGAGATTATTAAATTCTTGTACAATTCTTGAACCACATTGACCTGCGCCTATGAAAGCTAATTTTAATGAACCTTGACTCTCATCTTCTATTGTATCATCTTCAAATTCTTCTATTTCAAATTCTTCTAAGTCCGTGCTAATTATAGCCATTTCTTCCTCCTCCGTTACTTCATTCTGTTCCTTGCTAAATTTTTGTGTAGTTTCTTGGTGCTCCTGTGGTAGTTTCTCCTGTTCCTTTTCAACATAAGGTGTTTTTGCAAGTATTTTCCTCCCCTTAGCTCCAAGATATATTACATCATCTATATCCATTATATATAATTAATTTTTAATTCCTAATTCCTCTTTAGCATATGTTCGTAAAAAATTTACAACATCGGAAGCATTTTTCAATTTTCCATCTCTGAGGCCTTCTTTATATATTCTTTTAAATTTTGCTCTTCCTGAAAGTCTTATATTCCCCTTTTTACAAATAGTATTTATAGCATTACATATATATTCTTTATTATCATAACCCCTCATTTTTATAGCACCTTTAGTAATAAGATTCTTTAAAAAACCTTCATTAACTAAATATTTATCAATTGTTACATCAATATTCATCATAATTTCCCTCCTCTATATTACATCATCAATACTATTTATATTTTCTATCATAATTTTTTGTAAGGTTTTTTACTTCTTATGTATTTATCTATCCTCACTTGTTCTAATCTATTTACCTTGTATTCTGATATAGGATTGTCGTCATTGTAAGTGTAATTGATGTCCTTCAAAAATTTGACCCTTTCTTCTCCAGCCATCCCAATCATAGGAAACATCATGGCTACATCCCCACTCATTTGAAAAAAATCATGAGTTTCGGGATCTATCAAGTCTCTTCTATTTATACCTCGGAACAAAAATGCTCTAAATGTTCTCAAATGTGTAGTGCTCCATTCTTCATTCCTTATGTTGGATAGATTTTTGCTTTCTTTTGCCCATCCGTCTACTAATTCTCCATACTGTATTTGATTAAAGGAACCATAAGTCAACCATATATTACTATCCTTGCTGTACACATCATTTATCCTTTTAAACACATCATCGTCCGGTAAGTAATCATCACCATCTACTGTTATCACTATGTCGTTATCATCAATTTCTTCTCTATGTAAGGTATTGTAATGATTGCCTATTGGATACATTTTGGTCTCATTTGATATCACAGAAAAACGACTATCACCATCAATAGCTTTTAGAGCCTTCTTAACTGAATCGTCTGTTGAAAGGTCATCTAAAACATAACACCTAAAATTTTCATATGACTGATTCTTAATGGATTCAATACATTCGGATATGTAATTTTCTGCGTTAAAGAGTGCTGTGATTATGACCATTTTGCTATCTATAATGGTTTCTTCTACAGCATTCTTCCTAAATATAGTAATGCCATCAGTTATCTGTTCATTCATCTTGATAGTCCTTTGTTCCAGAACTTCCAGATTATTTTTCTGGCATATCTGTTTAAAGGTATCCAAAGTCATGTTAGACCTTCCTCCTATATTGCCAAAGGAATCTTCTTGACCGTCTGTTAAATTAGCATGATGAATAAATCCAATGCCTCCGATCTTCAGTTTCTTGAAAATCTCACTGACGTAATTGCTGATAACTGGGAGATTCATATGGACAAAGGAATCCCATGAAAACACCAAATCCTTGGAAGCGTTGAGGACACTACTAAGTGACATTCCATCATTTTTTATGTATACAATACCCTTCGTTTTAGAAAAACGATGCCTACAGCTATCCAAACACGTCTTAGACATGTCGACGAGCTCTAAATCTTTCGCATGAGGTATGAGGAATTGAGTAATCCTACCTTGACCTGGAGCAATTTCGAGTACACTTCCACAAAGATTGTATAAATAGTCGTGCATTAATAAGGGATAAATAGTTTTCTTCCATAAAGTTTTGGAATCTCCGAAGCCTTTTGACCATTCCTCACCTTTATCCTCCCATACATCAGGATTGTCCCAATACTCTTGCTCCTTTATATTCAGAGCTATATTGATTTGCTCTATAACCATTTCGGGGGTTATGGAACTGGAACATTCAAATTGCTTATCATGAGGGCACCAATTCCACTTACCTCCATCGAATTCTATATTGGTGTCATTCATACATCCATTACACACTTGATCATTATGCACCCTATAAAGGTTAGGTTCATTGTAAGGTTTAGTGGTACCTGATATCAAAACTGTTGGAACACCTATCGCCCAAGACAACCAAGCTAAACCAGAGCTGACCCCTATAAAAAGATCAGCATGTTGTAGTTCATTGATCCTATGCTTGATGTTATACTTGGTTCCAGTACGATTGATAACGCTTTTAGGTGGATTATTGCCCATATAGTGGAAATCTTTGGCTATATTGACCACCTTATACCCTCTATTTGTGAGATAATTAACTACTTGCTGCCATCCTTTTGGGTTGTTCCAGTATTTACATTGAGCAGTGGAATGAATAGACAAACAAACATACTTGTCTTTCACTTTGGGTTGTTTATCTGGTAGTGTTATGGAAGTTTTGATTTCCTTGTATTCTAAACCGAGTATATCTGATGCTGTTTGTTGGAGAGGTATAGTTCTAAAGTCAATAGGGTTCTTGTAGGGGTCGAAAGGAAAGAAATGACCAATACGATACATATCATACAAACCTTCTACCTTAGTGCCTGGCTTGACAAAATGTATATCTGGGTATTCCTTTTCATATAATTGATTCCAGAAGGTTGAACAGTAGACTTCACAGTTATGCTTCTTTCGAAACTCCTCTGCATAAGGAATCCAAGCAATAGTATCACCTAAAGCACTAGATTCAAAGGAAATTAGGACCCTTTTACCTTCAGCATTATAGCGATGCTCATATACTACTTTACCATCCTTTACAGCACTCAATTTCCAGTCAGTAAACCATTTTCGTTGACAAGTTATGAAGTGATTAGTGTTAAACACATCTGAATACACTATATGATTATTTTTCACATCTAAGGCTTCCATATAGTATTCATTACTTGTAGGTACTGATATGGGTTTATCACTATTTTTTCTATTCAGCCATGATGTGTTCCTAATGATGACATTGCTCTTACCAAAAAATTCATCAACTGCCTCCACAACACCATAAACACCACCATCTTTACCATTGTAATCATGACCAGCAATGATACCACCATTCTTAACTTTAGGATACCAGGCTTTTATGTCACCTATAACTGCATCGTATGTGTGATCCCCATCAATGAATACGAAATCAAGGCTTTCATCTTTGTATAATTCTGAGGCTTGTACGGAATCCATTACAATATCATTCACGAATTCTTCTATACCTGCATTCTTCATACTGATAAGGAATTCATCATGTATATCAAACTCACTTGCTTGTTTTTGAAGGCCTTCATCTGAATTACTACCCTCCCAAGTATCAATGGTATCAAATGCTATGGACTTTTGACTATTCTTTATTTCTGTTGCCATAAAGCAGGTTGACTTACCCTTCCATGCACCTATCTCCACGAAATGGGAATCTTTAGAACCGAATTCCTTGACCATTGCCCTGTATATGTTTTCGAAGTTGAAGAATCCATTTATGTTCTTGTAATAGGAGTTGTTTTCATACTCTTTTGTCTCAGGAGCCTCGCCTTTAACCTCAAAAAACACACCATCAATGAAGTTATGGTTGAATCTATCAGCTATAATCAAGGGCTTCCTGCATTCTATAACGGTATTCTCATATACATCATCCAAAAGGCTACCCATATCCTTCTTAGATGGCTCATATAGTTGGATTGTACCCTTGCATTCCTCTTCATCTATAAGGCTCATCCCTACATGTTGTTCAGCTAATGGATTATTCAGTATACCCATCTTCTGACCTTTGAAAGCTACATTCAGCCATATGTCCGGACTGTCCCAACTTAGTTCTTTATACTGCTTCAATAGGAATTTTCTGGAAGCTTGTGGAAATAGTATACAATGGGCCAATATAATCTTGTTAGTCTCAAAGGAAAACTCACTCAGCTCTCCCAGATTCTCAGACCATACCATTTCACCCTCCCCAGTTGCCCCAAAAGAGAAGTATCTTATATTTTCCTTGTCTACTACATCACATACCTGGCTTAGAGCATCAACAAAATGCTCTGGAGGTACCCTTAATATGCAATCACACTCACAAATCATGAAGAAATCAAGGTCTTCAGTGAACTCTTCCTCTATTGCTCTCCTGAATGCATTATAGGCCCCATAATACCCAGGTCTTTTCACTTCATGATTGGTTATAGGTGGTATATCAGGATATATGGTCTCAGGTTTATTGATATGTTGTATGTAATCTACGCCAAGGGAGGCTAATGGTTTCAAGGATTTAATGGATGCTTGTTCCCTTTCATCATTGGGCCTGGTCAGCAAGTGTGTTAGCTTTATCTTAGGTAGATCTATCTTCTTATTACGATTACTCAATCTGGAGGCGCCGAGTTTCATCAATACTTTCTGACAATTGGTATCTATGTTGTCTGTTAGGAAGTCTATGTTGTCTTCCAGGTCATAAGCATTCTTGTATATAGGGAGGTT